ATCATTGGTCAAGTCCGTCAGACACTAACTGACAAATATATGCTTGACAAAGGTAAGCAACTTGCTAGCCTTAAAAAGCGTTTCAAAGAAGGTGACGATGATGTTACCGGTGCTATTCTATGGGAAAACTTGTTTAGTGTATTAGAATATACAGCTATTATGAATCAAGACCGTGGTGTAATGCTTACATTAGATTACGAAGATGGTCGTAGTGAGGAATATAGTGCTGCTGAAATCTGGAAGATGATATTTGACAGCAATCGCCCATGGATGCTCTCTGCTAATGGTACAATCTTTACTTACGAGAAAGAAGGCGTAGTTCCAGGACTATTATCTCGCTGGTATAGTGATCGTAAAGTAATGCAGAAGAAACTCAAAGAGGCAACAACGCAAGAGGATCGTGAATACTGGGATAAACGTCAACTTGTTCGTAAGATTTTGTTGAACTCAGCATATGGCGCACTATTGAATGAACATTGCAGATTTTATGACAAGCGCATTGGTCAAAGTGTTACATTAAGTGGTCGTCAGATTGTTAAACATATGATGAGTACTATCAATGAAACAATCACAGGTGTTTATGAACACGATGGCCATGCTATTGTTTATGGTGATACTGACTCATGTTATTTTACTGCATATCCTATTCTCAATTTGCAAATAGCAAATGAAGGATTAGAGTGGAATAAAGAAAACTGTATCACATTGTATGATGGTATTGCTGACCAAGCTAATGAAAGTTTTCCTGCATTCATGGAACGTGCTTTTCATGCTCCGCGTAAGAACGGTGCTATCATTAAAGCTGGTCGTGAACTGATTGGTGATCGTGCTATCTTTATCACAAAGAAACGCTATGCTATCAATATCTTTGATAAAGAAGGTAAGCGTAAGGACGTAAACGGCAAGAATGGTGATATCAAAGCAATGGGTCTTGACTTAAAACGTGCTGATACTCCTAAGTACATACAAGAATTCTTAATGGATGTACTTACTAAGGTCCTTGCAGGTGAACAACGTGACAAAGTTATTGAAATGGTTAAAGAATTTAAAAACAAACTATCAGAACAAGATAGTTGGACAAAGGGTTCGCCTAAGTCAGTCAACAACTTGACTAAACATACTATTGAATTTGAAAAAACAGGTAAGTGTGGTGTGGGTCATGCCCGGGCAGCAATCAACTGGAACTATCTACGTAGAGTATATGGTGACAACTATAGTCAAAAGATTGTAGATGGCATGAAGATTGTTGTATGTAAACTCAAAGACAATGCATTGGGCTTTACTAGTATTGCATACCCAGTTGATGAGTTACGGTTACCTGTATGGTTCAAAGAATTACCGTTTGATGATTTACTAATGGAATCAACATTAGTAGATGAAAAGATTGACAACTTACTTGGCGTATTAGATTGGGATATCAGAAGTAATACTGATGTTAACTCAATGTTTGATGAACTATTCACATTCGGTTAAACTGGTGTTGACTATCGTAATATATTCCACTATAATACGTGATAGGAACTCCTAAATATTTTAAACAAAGGAAATAAAATGAAAGATTATTTGAAAGATTTGATCGACCATACTCTTGGTCTTGGTACTATTGAACTTATTAAGGTCACTGGTACAGATACTGAGACAGCAATCAATGCTGTAGCAGAAAACAAAAGTGTTATCATTAGTGGTACATTCAAAGACCCCATTAGTGATTTCATTGGTGTATTCGGTATGCCTAACTTGAATAAACTCAAGACAATTATTGGATTTGATGAGTATGATGACACATCTAAAATCAATGTTGTTCGTACTCAACGTGATGGTGTAGATGTACCTTCTACTATTCACTTTGAAACAAAGAGTGGTGACTTCATTAATGACTATCGTCTTATGCTTAAAAGCGTAGTTGATGAGAAAGTTAAAAGTGTGTCATTCAAGGGTGCTAAGTGGAATGTTGAATTTGAGCCAACAGTTGCCGGTATTCAACGTCTTAAGAAGCAAGCACAAGCGAATAGCGAAGAAGAACATTTTGTGTTCAAAACTGACGGCAGTGATTTGAAAGTATTCTTTGGTGATGCTTCAACACATAGCGGTAACTTTGTGTTTAACACTCCAGTTACTGGTACATTGTCAGGTACACATCGTTGGCCTGTTAAAGAATTCTTAGCTATCATGGATTTGCTTGGCGACAAGAAAGTTAAGATTAGTGATCAGGGTGCGACTGAAATCACAGTTGATAGCGGTATCGCAACATATGTTTACTTATTGCCAGCGAACAAGAAATGATCAAGTACATTGCTAGTTCCGGTAAGTACACAAATGTAATTGGTGGTCCTGCTACCAATTACATTAATAACCATATTGGGGCACAAGGTGTTGGTAATCTAAGATTCAATACTACTAATCAAAGTATGGAAGTATATGACGGAATGTCTTGGATAACACTACAGATGGGTCATGTTAATGTAGGTCTAAATGCTGATGCAGAATCATTACTTGACTGGGCTAAAAAGAAGCGTGATGAAGAATTTGAATTAGAAGCATTAGCACAAACTAATAGTACTATTAAAGATTTAGTTAACACTATCAAGCAAAAGCAAGAACAAATAAGTATTGTCAGAACCTTGATTAAGAAAGAAGTAACAGTTTGAAACAAGATAATCTATCACAAAAGCATAAGCCAGAGTGGGCATTGTTCTTACCCGCAGTCAGTAGTTTCTATATTGCTGGTTTGGGTAAACAACGCAAAGGTGAACAGTACTTTGACCAAGCACGTATCCCTGCAAGTTTCAAGGGTGATGTTGAGAAACTAAACTTCTTAAATAGTAAAGAGGGTTTGTATTACTACAAGTGGGGTTTGTATAGTGCTGGCCATGCTAACTTAGATACTACCAAAGATGATCCAAGTGAATCTATCATACGTGAACGTGAAGAAGGTACATTCATGTTGGGTGATAGTGGTGGCTTTCAGATTTTAAAAGGTCAATGGCCAGCTGATTGGAAGGATCCTAACTGTCCACGTGCTATGATTAAACGTAAAGCAGTATTGAAGTGGATGGACACATACATGGATTATGGTATGTGTTTAGATATCCCAAGTCAATCATTAACTACGTTTGGTATGAAGGATAAGAATGGCAATAGCCTACATGGAATCAGTACAATTGAAGAAGCAATATCTGCCACACATATTAATAACGAATACTTTATAAATAATCGCTCAGGGAAATGTAAATTTTTAAATGTGTTGCAGGGTCGCAATCATACTCAAAGTGATGATTGGTATGAAGAAATGAAGAAGTATTGTGATCCAAACATCTATACAGACAATCATTTTAATGGCTGGGCGTTTGGTGGTCAGAACAAGATTGATGTTCACTTGATGTTACGTAGATTAGTTGGTATTATCCATGATGGATTATTACGTGAAGGTAAGCATGATTTGATTCATTGTTTGGGAACAAGTATTTTAGAGTATGCTGTATTGTTTACTGATATTCAGAAATCAATACGTAAGTATCACAACCCAAGCCTTCAGATTACATTTGATTGTGCTAGTCCATTTTTTAGTGCTGCTAAAGGATTAGCTTATTTCAATACAAGTATTGAACATAACAAGAAGTGGGCATACAGTATGGAAAAGACCGCTGAAAAGAAAAGTTATGCTACTGACACACGTAAATACCGTGATGCTGTATTAGCTGATGGGGTACATAAGTTGTTTACTGATAGTCCAGTAACTGATGCATTGGTAATGAAAGATATGTGTTATCGTGGAATAGGATTCTTAGGTCAACATGGTAAAGAAACAAAAACAAGTTGGGATACACTAAGCTACACGTTGATTCAAAGTCATAATGTTTGGATGCATATGAATGCTGTTCAAGAGGCTAATCGTCAATATGAAACGGGTGTAATTCCAAAAATGTTAGTACACAAGTTTGAGGGTGATAGGTTTTTTACTCAATTAGTTGATGAAATCTTTAGCAAGAAAACTAAACAAGAATCATTAGATTTGATTGATTACCACAGTAGTTATTGGAAGCAATTCCAATCAGGTAGTCAGGGTATTAGCGGTAAGAAAACTGAAAATGCTATGAGTATGTTTGATGAATTGTTTACAGTAGATGAAGAACCAATTGAAGAAATAGAAGATAGCGATGAAGCTATGTCATTAGTTTTGGAGTAATAAAATGTATAAACAACGAATTGCAAAATTACAACGAAGGGCCATAGACCTTGACAAGGAAATATTAGCTGCGGAAAGGGATAGTAACTTTAACAAAGACGCCCTTAAAGCTATGCTAATAGACAGAAATGATGTATACTCTGATTTAAGGAAGTATATAAAACTTCAATGGGATGAAGACCACGAAAGTGTTAATTTTGAGGATGACAGATAATTTTATATGATACTCAATTTAGAAAAGCCTCCTGTTAATTTTAATCCAAAGCAAAAAATATTCATAAAAGAGAATGTTTTGGATCCCGACATGTGCGATAGTATAATTGAGTTTGGAAAGAATAATGTCAATAAGGGAATAAACAAATACCCTCAATTATTTGATATAAGTTTTCACACCTGTCTATTACCATTAAATCACGAATCTCATCTTTTGTTAGAAGATGCTTGGCATGATGCTAGCAAATTTTTAGATATTTCTATTGATTTTGTTGAACCTTATGAACTAAAACGATATACATCTGATGATTTTTTTGGAAAACACACTGACAATTATCTATGTAATTTAAGTAGAATTGATAGAAAGATAACCTTTAGTATACAGCTTAGTGATAAAGAAGATTTTACTGGTGGAGATTTTATTATCCTTCATCAGCCTGGACCAAAGACAAAGGGAAGCATAGTAGCATTTCCTAGTTTCTTCCCGCATGAAGTTAAACCAATAAATTCCGGGGAACGATGGTCATTGATTAGTTGGGCCTGGGGTAAAGATTTTTCTTAATTAACCAATTCAATTGTATTACTATCAAAATAACGATATACTTGTAAAATATTAAACATTACGGAACTGCACATGGATCAAACAGCACAAACACTTGCCGAACAACGTCAACGTATTAAAAATAAAGCATTTCGGACAATCTTTGTCAGATTTCAAAAAGAAGGTATTCATAAATACCCCGCAGCAGCAACAGACCCAGCACTTGCTACAGGTGATGAGTATGATGTTAGCTTTCTCGCAACTCCACATCGTCACATCTTTCATTTTGAAGTGACGATTGAAGTATTTCACAACGACCGTGATATTGAGTTTATTCAATTCAAACGATGGTTAGAGAATCAATATTCTCAAGGCATTCTTGCGTTGGATTACAAAAGTTGTGAAATGATTAGTGATGACCTTTATGATGTTATCGCAACTCGGTATCCAAGTCGTAACATCAAAATCAAAGTATCGGAAGATGATGAGAATGGTGCTACGATTTCTTATAACAGAACTCAACCTTATCGTAACCTCGCTATTTAAAGGAAATATAAAATGGCAAAACAAACTTTTCAATCAAACCCACGTGTTACTCAAATCTTTGAGGACCTAGAGAAATATCTAACATTCTGTGTGGATTTTGGTTATAAGTACAATGAAGCAGAACTCTATGATCAACGGAGTTATGTATACCGTCAGTATACTAAATTTGCTACAGGCAAATTTGCTAAAGATCAATGGCAGGAAAACGCTCGTCCATAATGCGTAAGCTATACTATATGGGTCTTGAACCCTACAAAGCAAGGTATACTCTACAGTTACAAGAGTGGAATACTACTGTGTTTGATAAAAGAGGCATCAACTATGTTGTAGTGCCTGGCGAAACACTAAGTAATGACCAAGCAATTGTAACAGGTCAAGTATTAGATGCTCATGGTCGTACATACTACGGTATGTCACAATTAATGAATCTAATTAAGATGATGAAACAAGGAGAACTAAACAATGAAGATGTTGTCTACTTTGAGGACATGTTTCAGCCCGGAATTGAAAGCCTTCCGTATATTCTTAAGCAAATCGATCCTGTTCACAGGCCTAGGATTTATGTTCGCTGTCTTGCTCAGTCCATTGATCCTGATGATTTTGTACATGTTTGGGGCATGTCAGAGTTTATGGGCCATTATGAAAAGATGGTTGATTCGTTCGTAGATGGTGTACTAGCAACTAATGAAGAAATGGTAATGCATATGAAGATTGCAGGTTGGAAGGCACCAATCTACAATATCAGTGGGTTAGCATTTGGTAAGAATGAAGTGCAAAGTCGTGTAGCAAGTATCAAGCCATTCAATGAACGCAAGTATCGTGTAGTGTTTTCAGCACGTTGGGATCAGGAAAAACAACCTGATTTCTATATGGATCTCATTGAACAATGGCACAGAGAAAAACCATACAATGATGTTGAATTCTGTGTATGTAGTGGTGGTAAACTCAAATCAAATAGCGAAAGTTATATGCAACGCACTCGTGACATGCAATCACGCGGGTTGTTGAAAATCTATGAGGATCTAGAAAAGAATGAATACTACAACATTGTTAATGATAGTCGGGTTGTATTTAACTGTGCGTTACAGGACTGGGTATCAAACACCGTCAGTGAGGCTGATGCTCTCGGATGTAATGTTCTATATCCTGCTTATCGCAGTTTCCCTGAAACTTTCGCTAACGATCCTGACCGTTTGTATGTTCCTTGGTCTATTGATAATGCTATTGGTAAGTTGCGTCGGCTACTACAAGAGCCTCATAAGAACATGGGAAAGATAAGTGACCGTAATGATAGCACAGTTGATAGAATCTGTGATATACTTGAGGGCAAGGGCGAATCTATGTTACGAATGGGCGTAGATTATCGTAAACATACTAGAGAAAGCAAATATTAATATGTCAAGAACACCAACAGACCTAACAGACGAAGAAATTGAAGAATGCATTGATGGCAGCAGCGATGTTGATATGATACGTGAAATCATGACCATGGAAGATGTGTGGGATGAAGGTAGTACTCATATCAATGAAGAAAACTTTGCCACACGTTTTGCTTATGCGATTGAAGGTTTCATTGATGCTGATGATCATACACCTGAATATGATGAAGCATGGGATAACAACTATGAGTGGGCATTGAGTATTGCCGAGAACATTAACGATAAACTACACGAGGAAGAATAACATGGCACAATGGACAGTTAGTACTTACTATAAAAAATCTTGTCAAGAAGTTGAACATTGGGTTCAGCATGATGGTGTTGGTAAAATCACCGTTACTAACGGATTCCGTCGTGGTGAATGGTCAGTAGAAACATCAGATGACAATCAACCACAATTTCAATTCACTTTTGTACCCAATGGTGATGGAAAGAAGGACAGCATTGATATGTGTAACTGCGAAGTTAACAACATTGACAATGTTGAACTTGTTGAAATGTTTGACGGCGGATGCTGGTATGATGTTGAAATTGAAGGGCTTGATGAAGAAGCTGAAGAAGAAATTCGTGATTTCATTGATGAGAATAGCACGTATGAACTAGAAGAACGTGAAGATGATTCTTGGTACAATGAAGATACTGAATGGTGGGTATGGGGCCCAATTGAAATTAAGAACGAAGCCGGAGAACGTGTGCGTATTATATGTGCAGATGCTGATGGCAACGTAATTGATTTTGTAGAAGAAGATTAAATAAATTTTTAAAAGGAAAATAAAATGAATGCACATCAAGATATTAAAACACAATTAGCAGCATATGAAGCTGAACATGAAAAGTTTGAAAAAGGTAATGCAGCAGCAGGAACTCGTGCCCGTAAAGCATTAGGTGAACTATCTAAAGCAGTTAAGGCTCGCCGTAACGAAATTACCGCTGAAAAAGCAGCAAGAAAAGAAGCTAAGGCTTAATCTGTGATAAATAAATATGTAAGCAGCACAACGGTTGCTTACATTTCAAAACACAAACCATCACAAAGGAAGGTTATCTATGAGTTATAATAAAACAAAAACAGATCCAGAGTTGGGTCAAAAAGTACACGAACATTTGGTTAAAATGGGAGTTGAAACTCCTACTATTCCAAATAAACTAATTCGTACAGACAAAATTCATATCATTGAAGGTCATTTCAAATCTATCATGGAAACAATGGGACTTGACCTAAGTGATGATAGTTTGATTGAAACACCAAAGCGTGTAGCCAAGATGTATGTCAACGAAATCTTTTGGGGACTTGACTATGATGCATTCCCTAAATGCACCGCAGTTGATAACAAAATGAAGTACAACGAAATGGTATGCGAACGCAATATCAATGTACAAAGTAACTGTGAACATCACTTTGTAGTCATTGACGGTCTTGCTACTGTCGCATATGTTCCCAATCAAAAGGTGCTCGGATTGAGTAAAATCAATCGTATTGTAGAATACTTTAGCAAGCGTCCACAAATCCAAGAACGATTGACTGAACAAATCTTTCACACACTACAATTCATTCTTGACACAGAAGATGTTGCGGTCATGATTGACGCAAAACATTACTGTGTTGCGGCTAGAGGGGTAGAAGATACTGGTAGTAGCACTGTCACAAGTAAACTAGGTGGTGGATTCAAAAGTGATCCAGCAGCAAGAGCAGAATTTTATCAATTAGCAAGAAAACAATGATAGAATTACAACCTAAAGATACAAGCAAGGGACATTTTTATGTTAGCCTTGTAAAGAGTGCTATCCGTATTGTAGCAGGTGCTTGCTTAATTGGAGGAAACTTGTTAATAGCAGGCTATTGTCTAATCATAGCAGAAATGCTTGGTATCGTAGAGGAATTAGTATGATATTCAACAGAATCAAAGAATTAAAACTACAGGGCCTTAAGATAGGCATTGTATTTTCGCAATTTGATATTCTACACGCAGGTCATATTGCAATGCTTAGTGAAGCCAAGAATCATTGCGATTACCTAATTGCTGGATTACAAAATAACGCACAATGGGATAGACCAGATAAGAATGCGCCCATTCAAAGTATTGTGGAACGCCAAATCAGTTTAAGTGCTGTACGTTTCGTAGATGAAATCGTTGTTTATAATACTGAAAAAGATTTGGAAGACATACTGTTGACATTGCCAGTAGATGTACGTATACTAGGGGTTGAGTACATGGAGAAGGATTTTACTGGTAGAGCAATTTGTGAGAAGCGTAAGATTGAATTAGTATTCAATAGTCGTGACCACAGTTTCAGTAGCAGCAGTTTACGTAAACGTGTATCAGAAGCAGAACAAAATAAGGTGAAACAATGACAAAAAAGATTCTTATTATGGGCTTGCCCGGGGCAGGCAAAACATTCTTAGCTACAGCATTGAAAAAGTATATTGAAGAAAATTCAAATATCAAAAACTTTCCAATGGATCGTGCAATCAATATGGAACATATGCCAACTACATACAAATGTACTGTAGATTGGTTCAATGCAGATGAGATTCGTAAAAAATATAATGATTGGGACTTCAGTAAAGAAGGACGCATTCGTCAATCATTGCGTATGGCTGAGTTTGCATTAAAATGCACTAGTGATTTTGTTATCTGTGACTTTGTTGCACCATTGGTTGAGATGCGTAATAATTTTAAAGCAGATTGGACTATCTGGGTTGATACCATTGCTTCAAGTAGATTTGAAGATACCAATAAAGCATTCATTCC